CCCAAAACCAGTGTGGATGTTTCTCCCTTAGCTTCAATTTTGGAACGTCAGGGTTTTAAACATACACACACCAAACCCCAAATGACAGGTTATCAACCTAAACGCATTACTCTTAAGGAGCTAGTACATCCTCCAGAAAAGTTTGATCACAAGGTCGTTGAGATTGTTACTGATCAATTTATCCAGGACATTTTGACTCTTATCCCTGAGGATCAAATCGCTGAGATGCAACCATATGATCTTCATACTGCTATCAATGGTGCCCCTGGTGTGGCATATGTTGATAGCATCAATAAGTCCACTAGTGCGGGTAATCCTTGGAAGAAGTCCAAGCGCAACTTTATTGTTGAGCTTCCTCCTGAAGATGGAATGTCTGATCCAATTACCTTCTCAGCGGAGATTGTTGATAGAGTAGTGGATATTATTAAAACCTATGAGTCGGGTAAACGAGCTATGCCTAATTTCTGTGCTCACTTGAAAGATGAACCTGTGACATTCAAGAAAGCAGAAATTGGCAAGACAAGAGTTTTTGCTGGTGCTCCTTTGGATTTTTCCTTAGCTGTACGGCAATATTTCTTGCCTCTTGTTCGTTTGATCCAGAACAATCGTTTTGCGTTTGAATCTGGACCCGGAACCATTTCGCAATCCAAGGAATGGGGTGATATACGTGATTATCTTACTGCTCATGGTGATGATAGAATCATAGCAGGAGATTTCAAGATGTTTGATAAATCTATGTCATCTCACCTCATTCTTAGTGCATTTCGCATTCTGCGAACTATTGCATCCAAAGGCAAATATACTGATGATGATCTTCGGGTCATGACTGGTATGGGTGAAGATACAGCGTTTGCTTTGGTGGATTACTTTGGTGATTTGATTGAAACTTTTAGTTTCAATCCTTCTGGACACCCTCTTACTGTTATCATCAACGGTCTGGTGAACTCTTTGTATATGCGTTATGCATATTATCAGAACAATCCAGACAAGGAATGCCACTCTTTCAAAAAGAATGTCAACCTTTTCACTTACGGTGATGATAATGCTATGGGTGTTTCACCCGCCACTCCTTGGTTCAACCACACTAGTGTGGCTCGTAAACTAGGTGATGCTGGTATCACATACACTATGGCTGACAAGGAAGCAGAGAGTGTTCCTTTTATCCATATTGATGATACTTCTTTTCTCAAAAGAAGTTGGCGTTTTGAGGAGGATTTAGGTGGCTACGCTGCCCCCTTAGAACTTGATTCTATCCAGAAGAGCCTCATGATTTGGACACATTCCAAGACAGTCACCCCTGCGGAACAAGGAGTGGCTGTTGTGTCGAGTGCCGTACGAGAGTACTTTTTCCATGGTAGAGAAGTGTTTGATCGTATGACAAGGATACTCATTTCAGCTGTTGATGAAGCTGGATGGAGTATGTATGTCACCGATACAACCTTCCCTACTTGGGATGAGTTGGTTCGTCAATGGCACACTGCTTCTCAGAAATTGAGAGGCAATTGATTCCATATAGGGCTGTTGAAAGATGTCCTTTTTAAACCAAATTTTCATGTTTGTATATAGTTACCTGTAAATAATAATAATCTTAATTTATTAACAATGGATTGCAAACAATTTCCGCATGAGCGTTCCTCAAAGTCTCTATTTAGAGAAGGGCTGCTGAAACCCACTTAGATGAACCGGAAACAAAGCGTGGGATTGCTTGTTTCTGTATATAGTCCTGCTTCACAAAATGATAATACAACGCTTGCCAGCGCAACGGCAAATATGAAGGGAATGAGTGGTATCACGAATGAAAATGAAATGATCCATTCACAAACCCCTGCACCAGACGATTCTGTACATAATCAATTAACAACTTCATTTATTGATGATAATCCTGGTGAAATGATGGCATTTAATCCAGTTTCTGACCAAACTTTTGACGATTCCGGTATGACCGATTACGAATTATCGAAGTTCTTGTCTCGTCCGGTACGGATAGCTTCGTATACTTGGACAGAGGGCAGTGGTCTTTTACAAACATTAAATCCATGGCATTTATATTTTAATGATACTCGTATTAAAAAGAAGATAGATAATTTTGGTCTTTTACGAGCCAATTTGCATCTTAAAATTGTATTGAACGGTTCGCCTTTTTATTACGGCTTAGCAATGTCTTCCTACGAACCATTACCAACATTGTTCCCAGCAGGTACTGTTCCTGCTGGAGCTGTGACTCTTTTGCATCTTACTGCTGAATCACAGAGACCCAAGATTTTCCTTGAAGCTGGGTATAATAAAGGTGGTGAGATGGTTTTGCCTTTCTTCTACCATAAAAATTGGCTAGAAGTTAAGGAAGCTTATAATTTTAC